AGCCGGTCGCCTTGACGACCGAGCCTTTGCTGATCGTGCCGGTCGCCTTGATCCGGAAATGCGTGGAGTTGGCCCCGATATTATTCGTGTAGTCGTCGATCGTCTTGTTCGTCAGCGTCGCCGCGTCCACCGTCGTGACGGCCCGGTCCGCGACGTACGAGCAAAAGACGTCTTTGACGCCCGCGGAGAACGGGACCAGCGCATCGGCGTTGGACGACTGGAGGACCTGCGTCCGCGCCAGCGTGCCGGTGCCGGTCGTGCCAATCCCGATCTCGAACTCGGCCCCGCCTTGTATGACGTAGTAGACCAGCGAGCCGTTGGCGAACGCCGTATTGAAGGACTGGAATCCGGCCGGAGCACCCGCCAGCGAGACCGTGCCCGTGCCTGTCGTGGTCGTCGTTTCCTTGACGCGATCTGCGAGGAGTGCCATCGGTCAGTCCCTTACTGGAGCGTGAGGACGCCAGTGCTCGGGTCGAAATCGACCGCGAACGTATCGCCAGCGCCGAGCGTGATCGAGGTGCCGTAGTCCCACCAGCCGATCAGGTTGCCGCTCGCCGTCGTGCTGTTATAGAGCACCGCATACCGGAACGGCCCAATGCTGCCACCGGCGGCCGTCCAGGTCGCCGGATCCGCCAGCACCAGCTTGTAGACGCCGCCCGTCTGGCTGCTCGAGGTCTGGGTCGCCACATTGCCGCCGGCCGTGTAGCCATTGCCCGGCGTGATCTCGGCGAGGTCCGCGAAGACCGCATCGGCCGCGGCGTCCGGCGTGGCGTTGGTCAGGTACACCTTGAGCGTGTCGGAGCCCAGGTTGTGCGTCTTTTCGGCCAAGGCCTCGACGAAGGCCTGAAACTTGTTGTAGGTCGCCATCGGGTTGTCCTCAGTGTAGGTAGGTCGTGGCGCCCATCTCCACGCTCTGGGCCACCAGCTGCAGCACCTCGGATGGATCGGTCCCTTCCGCGGCGACCGCCTGCCCGGACGGGTCCGTCCACTGCACCACGAGCCCGGCCGTCCCGACTGGCCTGAGCTCCAAGATACCGCCGTACCGAGCGCACAATGCCTCGGCTCTTGCCTGATCGCTTGGCGCCCAGGTCAGCCGGCGCTGGTCGCGGTTGACCACCTGGCGGATGTCCTCCGGAATGCGGGTCACGTCAGGTCTCCGTCAGGAGGTGATAGCCGTCTTTCACCTCGACGGCCTCGTAGATCTCGAAGGTGGCGTACTCGGTCGGGTCCACGAGCTCGAGCGTCAGCCGCTGGCATCGGAGGGCCCGTTGCAGGTAGACGCCCCGGATCATGTACAGCGGCCCGTCGCCCTCGCGGAGGGCCCCGAACTTGGGCACCTCGACGTAATCGGCGACCGTGGCGACCGCCGCGGTCCGGCTCTCGAGATGACTCTGCGGGGCCAGCGGGATCTCTTGGGCGTCCGCCGTATCGTCCAGACGGCCCCACCATTCCCCGGTCTTGACGTAGACCGGCCGGCCGAAGCCACCGCCGCCGGCCTCCTGCCGCTCGTACAGGGTCAGCCGGCGATCCAAGAGCCCCGGCGCCACGGTCACTGGGCCACCCCGAGCTTGAGGAGGCGCAGCGTCTTCATGCACCGGGCCACGGTCTCGCGGCTGGCGTCCCAGGTAATTGAGGTGCCGGCAGCCGTCTCGGAGGCGGCGCCCGGCGTCCGGCGCTGGTACAGGTCCGCGGCGAGGTCGATGATGACCTCATTGAGCAGCGGCTCGAGCGCGGCGTAGTCCTGCCGAAGCGAGAGCCCGACGTTGGCCGTGATCGTGTAGGGGCCATAGGGGAAGGTGACCCCATCCTTGCCATAGATGACGCCGGAGCGGCCGTCGACCCAGTAGTCCGCGGCCGAGACGGCCATGCCGTCGCTGTCCACGATCGCCGTGACGGCGCACGGCCGGCGCGGGAAGACGAGCGAGGTGACTGGCAGGTCCAGCGCGTCCGCCCGGTCAATGGCCGACTGGCTGGTCGCCGTAATGGGCGTATCGGTCCAGAGCTCGAGCATGGCCTTGGCCCGGCCGAGCAGCGCCGTTAGGAGGGCGTTCTCGGCCGACGACTCGATGCGGAGGTAATCCTTGAGGTCAGAGAGGGTTGGCAGGGCCACGGCCCAGAGCCTCGCGGAGGAAGGTGGCGTACTGGGCGCCGACGGCTCGATAATCATGCAGCCGGCGCACATACTCATGCACCCGGACCGCCTCGGCCCGGTAAAACATCGCGTCTTGCGCCAGCCGCCGGATGACGTAGCGCAGCGTCTCTTTGTCGTTGGCGTAGGTCCACGGGATCAGGTCGCCATTCAGGCGGGCCGCCTCGTCTGCGGCGAGCGGATCGCCGGCAATGACTGGCTGGCCCATGGCCGCGCCCTCGAGGCCGGAGCCCTGCATCCCGAGCCAGAAGCTGTCAAAGGTGGCGTGGCAGGTGGCCTTCCGCCGGAGCGCCTCGCCGTGATCCATGTTCTCAATGAGGACGACCTCGCACCGGACGTCGTCCAGCACCTTGCATTCCTCGACCGCCTCGAGGAGGACGCTCGTGCCCTTGATGGCCCGCTTGGTCGGGCTGTGCGCGATGCGAAAGGGGCCGCTCGCCGGCTTGGCCACGAGCGGCAGGTAGTCGTCCACCGGCACCGGGATCGGCAGATACCGCGTGATGCCGTGCCGGCCGTGGTACGGACGAGCCCCGAACTGGATGGCCCGGTTGCGGCGGTCCGCGTCCTCGTCGACGTAGGTCTTCCGCGGATCATCCGGCAGCATCGACCCGTGATAGGTGATGGCCACCCGCTGATCCGGCCAGAGGCTGTACTTGAGATCCTGATGCAGCGTCCGGTAGTCCATGTGGACGTGGATGACGTCAGCCGTCATCGCCAGAAACTCCACCGTCTGCCGGTGCAGGTCGCCATCCCACTGCCGGAGGTGGCAGTGCGGGTTGCTGTAGCCCCAGCGGGCGAAGGCCGAGACCACGCCGGGGTCGGTGTTGGCCGCGGCATGGTAGCGGTAGGCCGCCGCGCCGGGATCATAATGGGTGAGCTGCAGCACGCGGATGGCATCCGGCGCCGGCGTCGCGGGCGCATAGAGCGACGGCACACCTTCCGGCGAAAGGATCCGGCCAGCCGCGGCCCAGAGCTGGGCGGCCTTCTGATCGTCCACCACGAGCGTCTGCGGGGTCAGGCTGGGCCGCGTGGCGGCCATCTCGCGCCAAAGCGCGGCCCCGGTCGGATGCATCAGCTCGAAGAACGCATCCGGCATAACGTGCCCAACGGCTGCCAAGGCATCGGCCCGATCCTTTCGGACGCGGAACCGTTCGCCAGGAGCCCGTCGGACGTTGTCCACAATGCACCGCGCCACCGCCGTCACGTCGACCATCTCCTCCAGTCGACCCAACGGCAGGGCCGCCGAGGAGACCGAAGCCTCCCCGGCGTCCTGCGTCTGGCTCATCCGATCAGGACGAGGCCGGGACATCGAGGACCACGAACGGCGAGTGCGGGTCCACCTTGTTCCCCGAGCCGTCCACCTTGTAGGCGTAGGTCGAGGTCGGGAGGGGGATACCGCCGCCACGCGCCACGAAGCGGTAGGTCGTGACGTCCTGCACGAACGCGACGTGGATCGAGGACTCCACCGTCAGGGCCTGCCGGAGCCCCATGGCGTAGAAGTCGCCGTTCACCAGCGCCACATCGCCCTTGGTGCCGATCGTCGGGAGCAGGTCGGTGACGATGACCGGCAGCCCGAGGAGCAGCATCTGCGGCTTGTCGCGCAGGTTCGCGATCCAGGTCACCATGGTGTTGTTGGTGGTCTGGAGGGCGAACAGCTTGGCCAGCACCCGGCGGGAGACCATCCAGACCGAGTTGGGGCCATGCGTGTGCTGCTGGTACATCGAGAACGCATCCGCCGCGGTGAACGTGTCGGCCGTCGCCCGGTTGACGGCGATGAGCGACGTGTTGTTATCGTTCAGCGCCCCGAGCGGCTGGCTCGAGCCCGTGCCGTCGATCGTGATGTCTTCATTCATCTTGTTCACGATCTGCCCGCCCACGGCCGTGGTGACCTCGCTGGGCAGCTCGCCCGTGAAGTCGTCGCCCAGGAGCTCGTCGCCGAACTGGGTGATGGCCGCGTACTTGTACATCGTCAGCAGCCGCTGGCCGAACGTCGGCTCGCGGGTCGGCTTGGTTGAGCCTTCGCCCACGATCGTCACGTTGGCGATCTTACCGGCCATCGGACGGTTGAGGGTCGTGGTGCCCTCATCCTGCACGAGGTACGGGATGCGGAGCGACCGGCCCGGCACGTTGTACCGGCGGGCGTACTGAAACAGGCCAGGCTGCTGGTTCGAGACCGAGAAGATCTCCGGCACCTGCGTCAGCGGGAGCAGGTACTCGCCGCCGTTGGTGGAGCCGGTAATCGTGCGGGTCATCAGGTCCACCTGCTTCAGCGCCTCAGCCTCGCGGCCGTTGGCCGGCCCGCGGGTGGCCGCCCGGATGTAGCTGCCCACATTCGGGAACGCCTGCACGATGGCCGAGCGCACCTCGGTCATGGCATCGGCCATGCCGGAGAACTCGCTGCGGTCAGCGCCGGCATCGACCCGGACCAGCTCGGCATCGCCGCCCTGGCGGGAGACTTCGGCATCCGGCGTAAACTCGGCGGCCGTCTGGGCCCGCATCTCGAGGGACCGGATCTCGGAGGTCATGCGCTCAACCTCTTCGGCCGTGTAGCTGTTGGTCGGGTCGACCAGGTCGTGACGGATCTTGTGGGCCTGCTCGCGGAGCGCCGCGGCCGCCCGGTTCTTGGAAACCAGCGGGGTCTTCATGGGATCACCTCTTCGGTGGAATGACGAAAGGACTGGCGCACCGCCTCGAGGCGGATGGCCATGGAGACTGCCGACCCATGCGTGGTGGTCGCCGGACTGGTTGCCGGATGGGCGAGGGCCCGATCGGCAGACTCCGCGGCGGACGCGGTGGCACGAGGTGACAGGGACTGCACTGGCGAAGAGTCGCCATTTTCGGCGGGCTGGACCCGCGATACGTCGCCATAGGCCTGCAGCAGCTCGGCCCGATCGGCCGGGTCCAGGCTGTTGAGCATGGTCTTGACCGCCTCGAGCACCAGCTCGGTATCCGAGCGGGGCCGCTGGCCCAGCAGAGAGTCGGTCCGGGCGCCGGTCACGTCCGCGCCTGGCACGGCCGGCATGGGCGTGATGGAGACCTCGCGGAGCTCGATCTCGTCGAACTGCTCCGCGGCCTTGCCGTCCACGTTGACCACGCGGGACTTCCGCGGCACGAAGCCAATGGAGAATCCGGTGGAGGCGCCCGCGGCGATGACGGCCTTGACGTACTCGAGCGCGGCCCGCCCCTCGGGCGTATCGAAGAGCTCGGCCGTCATAACCAGCGAGTCGGCCATATCGGTCATGGAGGTGACCACGCCCACATGGGATCCGACGCGGCGGTCGTGATCCATGAGGAGCGGCACCTTCCGGTTGGCCACCTTCTGGTTGATGGTCAGGTTGGCACAGCCGCGGGCAAAGATCGTCCCATAGGAGTCGACCACGCCGTAGGTCAGGGCCACGCCAGAGACGCGGCCGGCGATGCCGGGCGGCAGCTCAGCCTCGGCCCGGAGCTCCACGCGGGCGTCGGCCATATGCCAGACTTTCGCCTTCATATCGGTTCCTCGTCAGCCGTGGTGACGTACTCTGCCAGGACGCACCGGCAGTTGATGACTTCCTCCGGGCCGCCGGCCGGGTCCAGTGGATACATCAGCCCGTTGGAGAAGCGGTCGTCAATCGGGAGACGGCCCTGCGCCATGCACTCGGTATGGGTCGGCCGGGTCTTATCGTCCTCGAAGGCCAGCCATTCCTTGCTCTGGTAGATGCCCATGGCCCGGCCCTGATCCCAGCTCCCCTGGCTCATGGCGCCAGCCGACTCGGTCCTGGCGATCGTCTTGGCCCGGTTGTCCGTGATCCGCTCGTTGAAGACCGTGGCCTGTACGAGGCGGGCTGTCTCGGCCACGCTGAAGCCGGCCAGCTCGGCCGCCCGGATGGCCGCGGTCACTTCCTTGGCGGTCGTCTCCCCGATCAGCTCAGCCAGTCGGGACGTGCGGCGGTTGATCGCCTCGAGCACCTCGGGCGACTGCAGCGAAAAGGAGAGGCCGACGCCGGCGATGTTCTTGGCGCCGGTCATGTACATGGTGCCCACGAGGTCCTCGAAGGCCGCCCGCCAGGCGTTGTAGTACTCACCGCCCGGCGCATAGTCCTCGCGGATCCGGCGGTCAATCTCCTCGAGGATCTGCTTGGTGGTCTTGTAGGCCCGCTGGTCCAGCCCGAACTGCCGCGGCATATCGGCCCGCTCCTTGGCGAACCGATCCATGGCCTTGGCCGCGAAGGCTGGCTCGGAGGCGTCCATCTCCTTGACGGCCCGCTGCCAATACTGGAATCGCGGGTCCGCCTCGAGCGCCTCGCGGGTCATCTGCTGCCACCAGGGCGTCGAGGCCTCAAGCGCCGGCGCCTCCGGCATCTCGTCCTCGGGCTCCTCCTCCGGCTCCTCTTCCGGCTCTTCCTCTTCCTCGGGCTCGAAGTCCTCGAGGGCGTCCAGCATGGAGAGCACGAGCTCCTCGTCCAAGATCGGGAAGGCCGCCAGCAGCAGCGACTCCACCGTCTGGCGCGGCAGCTCGCCCTCCACCACCGCCTCGAGCAGCTCGTAGACGGCCTTGAGCTGGTCGCCGGTCAGGGTGCCGGCAGGGGCTTTCTCCTGGCGGGTGGCGAGATGCTCCTGCAGGTGCGACCGGAGACGGGCCTTCTGCTTCTCCTTGGCCTCCTTGATGACCTGGCGCATGAACGGCAGCCCCTGGTCGCCGACCACGAGCCACTTGATCTGCGCCACCACGCCGGCCAGCCGAGTATTCCGGCCATGCCGAGCGCCCCAGGCCTCGCGGAGCCGGACCGCCCGCTCCTCAGAAAGACCGTCCGGCACCCCGCCCCGCTTGGCGATCGGGGCCAAGAGCTGGAACTGGCGGTTGCCGCGGATGTTGCCACCCTTCCGCCAGAGCGCCGGCCATTCCTTCTTGAGCGCCTCGGCCTCAGCCACCGGGAACAGGCTCCACTGGCTGTTGCGGAGGCTCACCTTCTTGTTGTCGCCCTTGGCCGGAAAGTTGGTGACATCAGCCCGCTCGATGTCGCCGCCGGCCTGCTCATCTTCCTGCCCGGCCTCGTCCTCCTCGGCCTCCATCTCGGCCATCTCGTCCTCGGTCGCTTCGGGACCGGGACCTGGGGCCGGCTCGTTGTCCGTGGCCGGCGCCTCGGTGGCGACCGTCCGCGGGTCGATGACGGCCGTGGCCGCCGGCACGAGCTGGGTGCCCGTGGTCAGGGCGATCGTATCGGTCGGGACCGGCAGCGGCGGCAGCCGAAGGGCCCGGCGGGATTCCTCCCAGGTCCGGAGGCTGGCCTTCCATTCCTCCTGCACCCGCTTCGAGGTGGCCGCATCGTCCTCCACCAGATCGCGCATGACGTCATGGTCGAACTCCACCCAGACGTCCCCGAACTCGGGCGCCAGCCAGTGGTTCATCTCGTCGATGATCGAGGCCATGACTGGCTCGATGGTATGCTGCACCAGCCGGGCCCGCGCCTCGACGTACTGCTGGCCGGACAGGCCGGCATCCGAGGTGGCACTGGCAATCCCGATCATCCGCGGGTCAACCCCGAAGGCCGCGCAAATGTCCTCCCGGCTCACGCGCCGGAGGTCGGGGAACTCGAGGTCCCGCAGGGTAAAGCCGAGCGGCTTGATGTCCCGCACCGCCCCGAAGAAGGCCGGCGTCCCTCGCTTGCCGCGGTCCACCACGCGGGCCCGGTAACGGTCCTGCATGGCCGTGGCGTCATCTTGCGAGGCCTCGTCCGAGAGCAAGACGGCAAACGTCGGGGTCCCGTCATTGGTGACGACTTGCCGGACGTAGGTCGTGGCCTCGTTGTCGGCCGTCATGGAGGCGATCGCCGTGGCCCCTCGAGGGAAGCCGAAAACGTCCGGGAAAAACGGCCGCGGCATATCGAGGTCGCGGAAGTGCAGCACATCCTCAGCCGGCACCGTCACGATGACGCCGGACCAGTCGCCGTAATCGTACCGCCGCGGGTCGCCCTCGGTGTCCACCCAGACCGACTGGAGGGATTCCGGGTTGATGGGCCGGAGCGCCACCGGCGGCCGGGTCGGGCCGGGCCGTTCCATCTGGAACATGG